ATCTATACCAGTGATTGTTTCGCCGACAATAAAAGAACCTGATACATTTGAAAGTATTAAGTAACTTGGTAAAGACAATGTTGGTGGCGATGGTGAGGCTTCATAACCTGAACCTGGTTCAATAATCTTTAGTGATAATACTTTACCTATTTCGGTTCCATATACATAAACTTCTGCACCTGAACCATTTGTATCATCAACTACGACTGTTGGTAATGATTGATAGTTATTTCCGTTTGATATAATTCTTATATCTGTAATGTCGCCTGAACCTGTACCACTTTCTTGTACAATTTTATTTCCTGTGTATGGATCGCCTCTAGTCGTTTCGTCTTCTAATACAATATGATCTTCTGTAGTTGATGTAGAAGTTTCTTGCGTTAGACCACCATTGACAACTGATACTTTTGCTCTTGCTGAACCTCCACCTGTACCTGTATTTGTAAAAACTAAATCATCACCAATTTCATAACCTGAACCACCTGAACCAATAATAAATTCTGTAATACCACCACGACCTACAGCATCAACTTGAATGATTGCATTTTGTCCACCACCTGTAACGATAACTGTGTCTGCAGAGTTATATAAACTTCCATCATTTGTTATTGATACAGTAGATGGAATACCTGTTATAGTGGCTTTTATATAGAGGTCATCATTATCTGTTTGTGTTCCTCTAATAACTTCATTTATTTGAAAAGTGCCAGAAATAGTATCTTCATTTAAAATAAATTGAGTTACTTCGTTTGCGCCTATTTGAAATTTAAATACATTTTCTACTATTGCAGTTGCGCCAGATGTTTCGCCTTCAATTGTTCTACCTATTAGATTAGCAGTATTACCAGCCGTTGCAATTGCTCTTAAAACTTTATTTGTATCCCATTTACCATCAGATGCTCTTAATATATTTTCTCTTGGATAAATTGTTTCTGATTCTAATCCAAAGAGTAATCTAAAAAATAATTCGTGTCCTCTATTTGTACCTTTTGCTCTATAAACAGATTTGATATTTTTAATTAAATTTCTTTTATCAATTCCTGTACTTAAATTTTCAGGTAATGTATTTAAAAATTCATTTCTAAACTTTGTTAAAAAATTAGATACAACTTTATCAGGATCTCTAAAGTTTAATAAGTCTTGTATATTGTTTACAGGATTTGGTTTGTAATTATTAATAATCGCTGTTGCATTTGAACTAGAACCTACAACTTCTTCACCATCTATAAACTTATCTTGCGCTGAAATAAAAAGTCTATTGTTATCTAAATCTTCTGCAAGTATTGTAGCAGTTGCGTTTGATGTTTGACCTGTAATAGTTTCACCTCTTGTAAATTTACCAAAGGCAGAACTTTCTAAAAGTATTTTATCACCCGCATCGAGTTGTGTTCTATCTGTATCAATACGAGAACCATCTAAAATTAATTCATTGTTTTGAGCTGTTTCAGTTTCTAATAAAATACCTTCTGTAGTTTGTACGGAAGTTACACCTAACTCCGCTGATTCCATAAACGTGTAATACGTTTTAACAAATTCTAAAAATTTAGGGTGTTGTTCTAGTACGAACTCTGGAACCTGTTGATTAATCAGGTTTGATATTTTATCGGTGAACTTTGCCATTAGTAGTTAGATGTTGTTGTGTATCCTACACCAGCATCAGCAGAGCCACCAACAAAGGTATCTGCCTCTACTGTGATTGTTGAATTTGCTGTATCAATATCTAAAATTTGATCTCTTACAGGAACAATGTCATAAGACGCCGGTTCAACAGTCACTTCAATTGCAGTTGAAGAAGCGCCTCGTATATTTTCTACTGACGCAACTGTCAAAGAGTTAACTGTGATTTGACCTGTAGCATAATTTACAGTTCCTTGAGTATTGTTTACATATGTTCTAACCGAACCTACAAAATAGTATCTTCTTATATTTCCATTTCCATCATCATCAAGGTAATAAACATTATTATCATTTGGTACTTTAAAACCTGATGTACTAATTACACCACCTGTACCTGATTTGTGTCCTGCGTGTGGATTGTAAATGCCATTTCTAAAATAAATGTCATATCTTGTTGATGAACTTAAAGTTGGTGTGAATGTTTTTCTAATTAATAAACTTGTAACATTTGATAAGATACTTGTATCAACATCATCAATCAAACCTGTAACTTTTGAATGTCTAAACACACCATCAAATTTTTGAAGTGTATTTGTATTGTAATTTGAAATCGCTGTTGTAATTTCTGATTTTAAAGTATCTGCAGTTTTTGTAGTTGCCTTTTCATCAAACTTAACATTTGAAGTTAATATGATAGAAGTAGTTTCTGGATCAACAATTACTGGTCTTACAGATGCAACGTTGTATCTTTGTAATTGAGTTACAATACTTTCTTTTGTAGTATCTGTTAAAGTAGAACCTGACGCTGCTTTAATTGCAATCTTAACAACACCATAAACTGGCGTTTCATCATCTTCGCCACCCCACGCTGAAACTGATTGTGCGTTTGGATATAATTCTTGTACAAGTGTTTCATAATCACTTGTTGTAACTGCTCTATCTTGTCTTGCGTATTGTAATGGTGCGTTATATCTTATTGACTCTTTTGTTTGAGCCTCTGCGCCACCTTGAGCACTTGAAACTGTTGTAATAGTAACATCTGTAAAACTACCTACACTTCCTGATAATGTAAATGTAGAAGCGCCGTTTGCTTCTGTTTTATTTGAAACAACATATTCTAAAATTACAATATTACCATCTGATAAAGATTGACCAATTGTACCATCTCCAAAATAAGCTTCAAACTTACCATCTTCACCTTCTTGTAAAAAATAAACTTTTGATGTATTATCTAATGATGTGATACCTGATGCCTTTGTCCAAGTCGCTGTTGTTGTATCAGAAACTGAATTTTGTATTTGAACCCTTAATGTAGATGTGTCAGCATTTACACTTGGAATAATAAATCTCTGGTCTGGATCAGAACTATCTACTGTATATTTAAATGTAACTAAAGTACCTTCGTAAATTGGAATACTTGAAAATCTATAAACACCTGAACTTGGTGTAATTGTGTGAGCAGCATTTGTAACAAACTGATAAGATGTTCCATCTACTGAAGTTGTAAAAGTTGTACCTTTCGCCATAGTGATAGAAGTACCACTTGCGTTGTTTACTAAAATGTCAATTGATGCTGTCGGTGCTTTAGGTGATGTTGGTGTGTAACCTAACATCTTTGCTAATGACACAATATTTTTTCTAATGTCAGCACTATCAAGGTACATTTCATTTGCCAACATATTCGCATTGAAACCTAGGTAGTGTGTATTGTAAGCAAGAACATCTAAAAGAACAGCGAAACCAGAACCTTCAAAATCGTAATCTTGGAACTCTGCTTGATTTTGTAAAAATGTTTTTAGATTACTTTTTATATTATCAAAATCTAATTCTGAAACTTCTAATTTATTACTTGCCATCTTATCTTAATCTTTCTAAAAATGTTTCTACTGTAACTGGATTAGAAACACCAACTACATAAAAACTAATTTGAACTGCATATCTATTTCTATCAATATCTGGTCTTGCTAAAATCTGTACTAGTTTAATTCTTGGTTCAAAGTTATTTAAAACTTCTTCTATCTTTCTTTGTAAGTTTAGAGCAGTCAATGGTGTAACTGGTTCAAATAATAGTGCTCTTACATTACCACCAATCTCTGGATGGAACGGTCTTTCAAAGTGATTAGTTTGAATTAAGTTTCTAACACTTCTTTTAACTGCCTCAACGTCAGTCAATTTGTTTACATCATTTGTTACAGTGTTTCTACCAAAATCTAAATCTAAATCTTTGTAGATTCGATTTGATCTTTTACTATTGTTAGATACGTTTTCTACACTATAACTAGGCATAACAATATTTATACACTAACCACAAAAGATATTTGAAGAACCACTTATCATATTACCACTATCTGCGCTATCACCAATTCTTGCCACAAATGCGCCAGCAACTCTTACAGTTGATGAACCTACATTGACATTTGCCACGTGTGGTGGACAAACAGGCGCTGGTGGATTAGAATGTGATACAGTCGGATCACCAACTCTTGCGATTAGTATACCATTTGCTCTAACTGTCGATTGTGTGGGTGTATCTAAAGTCGTTACACTTGTACAAACGTGTCCAGTGGTTAAACTATCACCTTTTCGACAGATTGCGGGCATGTATTATCCTTGTTTGTTGTAAATCTTAAATGATCTTTTCTTATGTTTATTCATAGAACTTCTTTTTACTTTTTTACTATTGCCTTGAGAAGTCTTTTTGGGTATTCTTTCGTGTTTTACGAAATTCTTTGCTAATTTTGCCATTATTTACCTAATTTCTTTTTTCTTCCAATAG